AAATAAAATAACTGATGTTATAGCAAATATTACTGGATATTATTTTGCAAGCAGTATAGTCACATCAAAATATAAAGAACATGTTTTTTATTTTGCATTTATTTTATGGATAATAACAATTATTTATACAAAACATAATCCAGTATGAATGAAATATAATTATCATAAGATTTAATTTTTTATAAAAAAATTGAACATTTATTTATAGAAATAATACCTTATTAACTAATGGAAAAATGCATAGTTAACACAAATTATATGAATGATGGATTTATTATTAAAAATCCCGATGGTGAAGATGAAATAATTCATATACCTTACAATTTAAATAATGTCTTAGTAAATGAATCGGATATTATTCAAATTTTAAATCAATATAATGTCAATATTGATAAAATTAATCATATTGAATATTTTAGACAAGCATTTACTCACAAATCATATTGCAAAAAAGATATTTATCCATCTAATATATTATCTGATGCTAAAAATGAATTGGGTAATCCTGATGAATTATTAGATTTAATGGATAAAAGTTATGAACGTTTGGAATACTTCGGTGATCGTGTTTTAAAAGTGATTGTATCAATGTATTTATTTCATCGTTATCCAAAACAAGACGAAGGATTTATGACAAGATTACAAACAAAAATAGAAGACAAAAAGAATTTATCAATATGGTCTAGAGAAATAGGACTAAGTAAATTTTTTATAATTAGTAAACAAATTGAATTAATGAATGGTAGAAATTTAGAAAAAATTCATGAAGATATTTTTGAATCATTTATTGGAGCATTATTTTTATCAAATGGATTTGAACCATGTATGTTTTTAATTATTAATATGTTAGAAACTATGATAGATTATTCTGAAAAATTATATTGTGATAATAATTATAAAGATCAATTACTAAGAATTCATCATCAAAATAAATGGAAATTTCCACAGTATGTTACTATTCATTTTGAAGGTCCACCTCATAAACGTAAATATATAATGGGAGTAGAACGTCATGATATTGAACAAGATTGTCCATTAGAGAAAAGATGTGTAAGCTTTGGAATTGGATCTTCTAAAAAAGAAGGTGAACAAAATGCTGCAAAAATGGCTTTGATTATTCATGGTATATTAAAAGAAGATCAATATATTCAATCGGATATTTATTATCCACCTTGGGATAAAATTGCAGCATTTGATGGTGAAAATATGATTATTAAAATTGATGATTATGTTGAAGATGTCAGTTCAGAAATAAAAGAATATGATATTGAAAATGAAAATAAAAATAAAATAATAGAATCAAAAATTGAAAATAAAAAAAATATAATTAAGAAAACAGAAAATAGTAAAAAAACAAATAAAAAGATTGAAAAGATAAATTTGGAAAATGGAAATTTTTCAGATAAATCAGTAGATGATTAAATAAAATGATATATAAACGCATAAAAAGCGTAAATATAATAAAAAAAAACCTTACTTTATCAATAATGTCAGAACAATTACAAAGTATGTTTTTTTCAAAAGAAACAATATCAGGACTAAATAAAATAATATTACAACAATCAAACTATCAAAATTTAAATCGCGAAGGTAAAGAAAAATTAATTAATATTTTAGTTAAAAATATGAAAGTTGTTTATAGATCATTAGATGCATCTAAAATTAATAAAGATAATTTCAATTCTATTTTTGATCAATTTAAAAAACATTCAGTTGTCGAATCAATAAGTGAAATTAAAAAAACTAATGTTTTAATGAATTTACAACAATCATCATCAGATTTAAAATTTGAAAGAGATTTTAAATCAAATCCAAATCCAGGAAATAAATTTTTAGATCGCCCAGAATCTACAAAAAGTATAACTCCACAAGTTGATGTTATGAAAAAACAAACTAGTAATTTATCAAATAAAAACAACAATGATTCTAGTTTAGACCAAGTTTTTAAACCAATTGTTGAAAATTTGTCAGATATAAATTACTTTAATAATTATGATGCTGGAAGAAATAGTAAAGATATTAATTCAAGAATGGAAAATATTCAACAAATGAGACAAAATGAATTAAATTCTAGGAATCAAAAACCACCTACTCCCGAATTTTTAAAAAGTAAAAAAACAAATCCCGATAAGATAGAATATAATAATAATAATAATAATAATATTCAACCATTATCACAACCAAATGGTAAACTAGATTTTCAAAATATGAAGTCATCTGATTTTAATAGAGGTTTTCAAGGTTTAGCAAATGATACTGGTGATAATTTAATGAGTTTAGATAATATTGATAAACCTTTAATTGATCAAGAAATGACTGAAGATACAACTAGTTTTGAAGATAGATTGAAAAGACTACAATCAGATAGAGATAATCTAAAAGTGCCTCAAACTAATAATAAAATAGATTTTACCAGTGAAAATTTTCCTCAGTCAAATATTAACTCAAATAATATTAATCAAGAACAAAACAAATTCCAGATTAATAATGATATTCAAACTCCTAATAAAATGAATGAATTCGAAATTGAAACTAAACGCAATGAAATGATTAGAGAAGCGGAATTAAAAAAAAGGAGAGAATCAGAATTAAAAAAAGAAGCTTATAATAAACAAATGTTAGAAGAAAGACAAAGATCTCAAGAATCGAATGATCGATTAAATGAAATAAAAAATAGTATGAAAATGGTTAATATTGAAGTTAAAGATGATGTTATAAAACTTAAACAGTATATAGAAGAATTAAAACAAGAAAATTTTAAGTTACAACAAAATAATGATTTTCAAAAAATTAATGAACTTAAACAACAAATCGCACATGAGTTTGAAATATTAAATACAAAAAATAGTGAATTAGACACAAAAACTGTAGAAATTAATTTAAAAGAAATTGAGATAAATAAAAAAGAATTAGAATTAAAACAATTAATTAAAAACTACGATTATTTATTTAAAACTAATCAATTACAAATAGAAGTTACTAATTCAAATAATGAATCAAAATATTTGTTCCCATTAGAAAAAATTAACAATGCTATTGGAATTAAATTAATGTCATATTCAATTCCAAATTCTATGTTTAATATTGAAGAAAATAAGAATAATGAATTAAAATTATTATATAAAAATAATGAAATAATTTTAACAGTACCAAATGGTAAATATACAATTGATGAATTAATTGATAGTCTAAATACTGATTTGATTAATAAAAATTTAAATGAAATTAATATTAAATTGAACAAACAACAAAAAGTAGTAATTGAATCATCTAATGAAGAAATATTCTCTATTATATCTACTAATTTATCTACAGATAATTTAGGTTTTATTGAAACTTGTAATGATAATCAAATATATATTGCTAATAGAATATATGATTTAAGAATGAACGATAAAGTTTATTTATTTTTAAATAATTTATCAGATGAAGTACCTTTTGGTATTTTACATTTTAATGGTAAATCAGTATGTCAATTTAAATTTGAAAAACCATTTAATATTGATAAACTTGAGATTGAATTTAAAGATTCAAAAGGTTTACCAATTAATTTTTATAATTTACAACATAATTTAAGTTTTATGATTGAAAAAATTAATTAACATTCCTAAAATATATTTTTCTATTTGCATTCATTTCTTCATCTTTTGTTATATCATTAATTACAGAATCAAAAGATTCACCTCCTACTAACCTAAGAATGAAATTTATAGAATAAACTCCACATTCAGAGTTATCAAATTGATGTTGAATATGATTATATCTAATATCAAAACCACCACCAAGTAAATTACCAATATATTTATTATCTTTAGCTAATTTACTTATTTCAATATCTTTCTTACCTTTTATTTTTTCAATTACATCATTAATTGGTAGATATGAGTTATATTTTTTATTATATAAATATTTTGTTATTCTATTTATAAATTTTCGTATTCTTTTAATTGGTTTTTTTGCTACTGAATCAAAAAAATATATTTGGTTTTTTTTAAGATCTGTAAATAATGCTACCCAATGAGATCCATCTTTCCAATGTTCGTCTAAATTTATAACCATACCTATTTTACTTTTACCTGTTTTTTCAAGATCGCTAAAATTTATATTACTTATTCCTAAAACTGGTAAATCTTGAAAATCAGATGGAACTGCGCCCAAAAATATAAAATCTTTATGTAAAGAATGATATTGATCTATTACTTCATTAATATGGGTTGTACTTAACCATTCATATTTTTTTGATGGTCCTTTTGGTCTGAAAGTATTTGTTAATACGTCTTCATTATTTAATTCTTTAACTATATCTAATCTTAACCAACAAATCTGATCATCGCATCTATCAGATAATTTCTTCTCTAAATCATTAACTAAATTTTCTTTTGGTTGATTAATATTAATTTTATTAATATTTTTTTTATTATAATTTTCAGCAATTGATTTTAAAGTTTCAATTGAAAAACACGAACCATTAGAATATTTTTTACTTGGTGCACACTTCATGTCTGGATCTATTTTATTCATAATAATAATAATTAGATATTAAATAAAAAATATTTATAAAATAAATTTCTACTATATATTTATGTTTCATTATTCAGTAGAGGGTAATTATCATGTTCGTGAAGATTTTTCTAGTACCTTTAAGCATTTAGGAAGAATTTTTAAATACTATTTTTCATTATACAGCTAATGGAAATTATGATATTAAAGAAGGCTTTGTAGAATTTGCTAATAATATAACGAGTAAACAATTAAATTTAAACATTTTGGAAAAAACTGAAATAACTTTTTCAAAATAAATTATATCAGTCGAAGTATTAAAAAGTAGACCCATGTTCAAAGAAAAACAGTAGTTTGTATTCCAAATAAAATAACGCTTAATAATTATTGAACTTTAACTGGACCAAGATACAACTCAAATTTATAAAATATTGAAGGCAATTGTTATCCGAAATTAGCTACACATTTTGGAATATAAAAAAATAAAAATATTGTGCTTGGAAAAAATTAAATTAAATATATAGAATAATTATAATTTTCATATAAAAGATTTTCTAATTCACCGTTGTTATTTTTTATTTTAATAAATGATTCAACGTAATCATATAACCTATTTAGATCTATTTTTTCTATATGACCACACTTTGAATGAATTATTTTATTTTGATCATAAAAATTTATCAAAATATTATCCCCTATCTTTAAATCTAGAATTTCTACAGGTACTAATTTCTTATTATAATATGAGTCCATAATAATGAATATTTATTTAATATTTAAAAAAAAATCAACTTTTTCAAATATTAAATTCTATGTATTTTATATATGTCATACGAAAAAAAATATTTAAAATATAAAACAAAATATTTATCTTTAAAAGCTCAGATTAATAATAAATCTCAAAATGGTGGATCGATTTATGGTAATAGTTTTGAAAATATTGATTTTTTAAGTGATACTCCATCAAATACATCTAATAGTAAATATAAATTATATACATCTTTAAATGAATATAATTTAATTGGAGGTTCTACATCTGTAACTGAAACATCTGTAACTGAACCTGTTGTTGAACCTGTTGCTGAACCTGTTGCTGAACCTGTTGCTGAACCTGTTGCTGAACCTGTTGCTGAATCTGCTGCTGAATCTGCTGCTGAATCTGCTGCTGATCAATCTGTAACTGAATCACCTGAACTAAAATCTACATCTGTATCTTCTGATACTGCATCAGTAACACCTAATAATTCAGAATCTAGTTTAGTAGTATCTTCTGAAATAGCACAAACATCTGATCTAAAATCTACATCTGTATCTTCTGATACTACATTAGTAACACCTAATAATTCAGAATCTAGTTCAAAAGAATCTTCCGAACAAATAACAATAAATAATCAATCTGAAGAGTCTGAAGAATCTGAAGAGTCTGAAGAATCTGAAGAGTCTAAAGAATCTGAAAAGTCTAAAGAATCTGAAAAGTCTAAAAAATCTAAAGATTCTGATTTAGACGGTGGTGCAAAATATTCAAAACTTAAAGCAAAATCTCATAAAAAATTTTTTTTTGATGATTCAGATGGTGATATAGATAGTACTACAACTGATTCAGATTTATCTTCTTTAGACACTATTTCTACTGATGATTCTGATTTGTAAATATTTAAAGATTCTTTTCATTATTATTTAATAATGAAAACAATTAGTGGAATTGATAAACTGGATGAATTTATTTTGGATAATTATAATAATGCAGTTATTTTATTATATTTTGGTGCTGAATGGTGCGGTCCGTGTAAACAATTAAAAAAAAGACTTGATGAACCAGATACTATGCAAATTATGCCAAATTTAGTTGTTGGATATTTAGATGTGGATGATGAAGAAAACTCTTCTATAATTAAAAAATACAAAATAAATTCATTACCGACTCAAATTTATATAAAATTAAATGAAACTAAAGTAGTTGAAACTCATCGAATTGAAGGATATGATTTTATGAAATTAAAACTTGATTATGATGATTATTTAACAAAAAATTGATAATAATTTATTATGTCTTATAAATTATTATTACAATGTCGAATAAATTCGTAGTAAAAGATATCAGAATACTTAGTAGTTGGGGATATAATTTATCTTCAAATACTGATTGTACTATTTGTCGCCATAGCTTGAATTCTAATAGTTTATATTATCAAGATAAAGGACTTGATTCTTATGTTGTTCAAGGGACATGTGGTCATTCATTTCATTATGAGTGTATTAAACCATGGGTAGATAAAAATAAACATTGTCCAATTTGTTCTGCTGAATGGAATTATGCTGATCGAAAGTTACCACAAAGTAAAAAAATACATACATAGAGAAAAAATTATTTTATAATATAATGCAAAAGAAACTATTTGATGATTATGAAATTGGTATTGATGAGGCTGGTAGAGGACCATTAATTGGACGAGTCTATGCTGGAGCTGTCATTTGGGGTCAAACAAATACTAAAGATAATGAATTAATAATTGATTCAAAAAAACTAACAGCCAAAAAAAGAGCTGATGCATTAAAGTGGATTAAATCAAATGTATTAGCTTGGGGTGTCGGTTATGCTGAACCGGAAGAAATAGATCAAATTAATATTCTAGAAGCTACCAAGCTTGCTATGGATAGAGCTATTGAAAATTTAA